ATGCCGAAGGAAACCGTTCACCCGGAAATTCAGGCTTCCCGTGCATCTGCCCTGGCAGGGGTGCCGGCGGCCTCGGTCCTGGAGGGCCAGGTATGGCGGCTGCGGCCAGCGAGGCTACATTCCTGGTGGCCGCCATATTCGATTCAGTAATCGGGATGCCCTTGCTGCCGCAGAATGACGCAGGACCTCGCCCAAGAACTGCTGGCCCACAACCAAAGTGGCCCAAAAATAATCAAAGGCCCGGCAGCCGTGGGGTTTCTCCCATGACCACCGGGCCCACGTTCTGGCTGTCAATCCTACCCGAGCCCGATCAAGGAAGCATTCAGGCCAGACGGCGTCCCGCCTGTTGCCGCGAGCCTCACGTTGCCGGCCGGAAGGTCGATGCTCGTCTGGGTAAATGGCAGGGTGGCCGACTTGACGACCGAGCCCGAAAAGACCTGCACGTCCATCCAGGTGGTCGTGAACGGCGCCTGGAATTGCAGGCTGATCGTCGCGCCTCCTGGGGTGCCTTCGGCGAAGAAGTCGTACTCGCCGCCAGGGATGGCGACGGCCGCGCCGGAAGCGGAAAGGTTATTGGCGAGCTTGTAGGAATAGGGGTCGCACCGGTTAACGGGCATGGGGTTTCCCTTTCAATCGAAGATGGAATTATCGGAGTTCGGCTCCGAGCCGTCGCGCCTTGCGCGGTTGTGCCTGTCCAGATGTGCTGGGCGCTCATTGCCCCAGACGACGCCAGTGCCACCTGGGCGCCCCTGTGCGGGCCCGCCTAAGCTCAGTGGGTCGTCGACGCCTTCTGCGATGAAGCTCCTGCTCTGGGAATAGTCCGGCCGGGTCCGCGCGCTCTTCAGCATCATCAGGGCGTAACGGGTCGCGCTCAGCACGTCGTCGTGTTCCTTGACCAGCCGGCCGTCCTTCCGGTGATACATCCTGAATTCGTCGAACCATTCGCCCAGGTGCGCAGCAACCCGCAGGCGCCCGGTTTGCATCCGGTTGAGCATGTCCATCACGCCGGCCTCAACGGAGTTGCCGCCATCCTCGAAGCGGGCCTGGGCGCCGAGCATCCGCAGGCCCAGCTTCCGATACTGGGCGGCAAGGGTTTCGCCCCCGCTCTTCTCGGTCTGCAGGCCGTCATGGGGCCAGGCAACAGGGATCCAATCGCCCCGGGCCTTGATGGCTGCAGCATGGACGACCGCCGTTTCCTCCCGCACTCGGTAGACGTCGTAAACGTGAACGATATCCGTATCCCGATCCCAGGCGAGCCAGGCGGCGGCGGTCGGATGATCCCAGCCGAAATCTATTCCGCAGATCCTGGGCCAGTGCTTCGGAATGGCGAACGCCTCCTCAGCTACCTTCTCATCAGCCACCGGGAACACCCGGCCGGATCCGAGCATGGGGATGCCCAGCGTCCGAGCCTCCCGCTCATGTAGTGGATAGCCTTCAATGATGCGCGCGCGGTCCTGCGGGCTGATATGCAGGGCGTCGGAGATCGTCATCTGGATATAGGCGCGGTCTGCCGTGGGCTCATTCAGGAACCGGCGAACCACCGCCGACATGCCGAGCAGGGGCGTCGCTGTCAGGTAGACCAGCCCACCCTTGGCCGCGATGCGTGCCAGGGCCTCGGAATAGATATCGATGGGCGGTTCTTCATCCATCCACACAACGTCGAGAGTTTCACCCTGCCACTTCTCACGGCCGCGCTCATAGGATTTGAAGGCAACCTGGCTGATGCCTCCGGACTTGTGCATCACAAGGATGTTGTCGAGGGCGTCAGGCAGGCCGCGTCCGGTCCGCACCTCGACGATGGCATCCTTGGGAATCGATCCTGTGCCCTGCCGGCCCAGAGTGCCAAGGAGAATGCGCTGCGGGTTGTCCCGGGTAGATTCACCTGTCACACCGGCAGCCCAGGCGCGAATGGGGCCCGCGAATCGGCGCCCCTGCCACCAGTCGGGGTATCGGCCGGTCAGGTGCATTGCCATCTCCATGCCACCCGACCAGGTCTTACCGAGCTGGTTGCCGGCCATGAACATGCGCTCGCGCTTGGATGCGCCCATTTCGTGGAACTCGAGCTGCTTTGGATAGGGGCCGTAATAGTCGAGGCGGTTCTCTTCCTGCCTGCGCTTCAGCTCTTCGAGGTGCTGTGCAAGTTCGGCCAGCTTGGATTCAGCCATTTCTAACCCCTTTCCGAATTTTTAGGACCAACAGGAATTTTTTGGACGTCGACCTCTGGAGCCTTGCAATCGCGAGAGTCGCCCCCACGGGTGATGTGCGCGGGCCCAGAATCCGGGGTGCCCCACTCAATCTGGCGATTCGGGTCTGGGGCCCCCTCCGAGTCGTGGCCAAAGGTGGCAGGGACAGGGCCAGGGACAGGGACAGGGACAGGGACAGGGACAGGGACAGGGACAGAGCCAGAGCCAGAGCCGGCAGGTGCGGCGCCCTCCATATCGCAGGCACGCGGAGAGTACTGCTTTTTCTTGGAAGTACTGGGCGCGCGTAAAAGCCCCGCTGGGCCGGTTTCGGGCTGCTTGGTGCTGGGTTGGCCATGGGATCTCCCGGCGTCACAGGTGAATCTTCAAAGTCTTGATCCGTTCGCCTGGGCCGAAGGTCGGCGCGGCGTCCTGGCCGTCGGGCTCGCGGTCGAAGGCGTCGGGCTGGGGCCTGGGCTTGTGCTTGTTGCGCCTGTACCGCGGCCGGTGGCTGCGGGCGGGAGCTGGCGCAGGGGAAGAGGCAGGCGCAGGGGCGGCCACGGGTGCGGGAGTGGGCGCCAGGGGCTTGTCGTCCACCGGGCCAAGTAACAGGGCTGCGGCGCCGTGGGAGGTGGTCATTTCGCACCTCGGGCCCGGGCCATGTTGTAAAGGCTCTTGATGATGTAGACGTTATTGCCCAGGCCGCTGTCCTCCAGCATCTGGACGACTTCCGGGCGCGTCTTGGCCATCTGAGCCACGATGCCTTGAGCGGCCGCCAGGTTCTTCTGGAAGTCCGGGCCCCATGCCTGCTCAAGCGAGACCTGAGCGGTCTTTCCCTGCAAGGTCCGGTCGACGTCCGAGGGCGGATTGAGGATCGCCCTGTTCCAAAGTCTGCTTACCTCCGATCCCAGGCCGGCCGGGACGCCAGTCTCCAGAAACAGGGTGCGCATGGCCACTTCCTGCTCGATCGAGGTTTCTACTCCTCTCGGCGGAAGGTCCAATTGATAATGGGCGATGCTTGGCGGTGCGGTGGCAAACGCCAGAATGTCCGACTGGCGCTCCTCCTCCGCCCGGATGGCTGCCTCGGCAGCTGCCGCGGGGTCCAGGGCCGGCGCCGCCGGCTCGGCCGCCCCGAGATACGCGGCGAGGCTGGCCGTAGGCGCTGCAGGCTGCGCGGTGGGCTGCGCCGCGGGCTGGGATGATGGGCCGGGTAGTGGGCTTTGATACAGCGCCTGGATTGCTGCGGCCGGAGCGGCGAGTTGCGGATTGGCTGGAGCCAGCGGGGCGTCGAACATGTCAGGCCTTCCCACTGTTGGCGCGGCTCATTGCCGCAGTTCTCCAACGCCCCACAAGCTCGGCGGTGGCTTCGAAGGGTTCCAGGAAATCCGGCAGATTGACTACGCCCCAGGGGGCCGGGTGTGCCCATTCGACCCCGAGCCGGCGGATTTCAGCTCGCACAGCATTTTCAACCTGAATGGCACGGAGAAAAGCTGCGTCCAGGTCCGGCGCTTCCGGCAGGGCAGCCGTGAGATCGGCGTTCACCTTCAGGAAGGCTTCGTGACAGGATGCGAAGTCTTCGATGGACCGCGCCAGTCGGGCCGCGCAGGCGCTGCGGGCATTGGCCAGGGCCTGGGCCTTGGCCCAGCGCTCAGATAGGCCGTCCCGGCTCGCCTGGACCACGGCAGCGCCGTGGCGGCCCTTGGCCGCGTTGAGGGCTGCATCCTTGGCGCGGAATTCCTTGGATGCGGCATCCATCTCCCGTTCCAGCTTGACGGTGTCAGGCGCATCACCATCGCCTTCAGCCTGCAGGGCCAAGGCATCTCCCCAGGCTTGGCTCGCGACATCCTGGCGGATCTTAGCGGCGTCGCGCTCAGTGGTCAGGCGCTGGATTGTTTCGGCCAGCTTGTTGGGGTTGCTGCCGGTCAGTTTTGAAGCTAGGGAACTAAGCATTTTTTGCCTCCTTCGGGGCGGGTTTTGGGTGGGTGGAGATTGATTTAGTCCATTAGACTGTTGCTTTTTACTTCTAACTGTTTGAATCATATGGGTTGTTTGTTGCTCTGGGTTGCTTTGTAACCATCCTTGCAACCGGGGCCCTCAGATTGGAGGGTCGGAAGGTCGACCAACTCGCCGGGAATTACCTTGGCCGCCAGGCCCAGCTCGCGAGCCAGCTC